CCCCGCTCGAACTCTTCCGGCACCGTCACCGAAAAGGTGATGGTGCGCTGCCCGAGCCCTTGCGGCGGACGCTCGTACCGGACCGGCGGGAGGATTGCCCGATGCGTATGGGCGTCGAATAAGGCGCGGTCCACGTAGGCGCTGCAATTGCGCATGTAGACGAGCCGCTGACGAATCACGAGCTTGCCGCCGGGCTTTACGACAGGGGTCAGCACCGTCGTCTCTGACACCTCCACCGGCAAGCCGCGGTCCGCAATGAACCATGCCAGCGTGCCCGCTGTCGTGAGGATAGCCGCCGAGATGATGCCAAGGCAGGCGTAGCCGAAGAGCCGCAGGCCCATTAACGCCCCCCTCTGAATAGCGCGAACAGGTCAAGCCCCTTCGTGGCTAGGGTTGCGACGCCGGCCACGAAGGCGACAGCCGTGCCGCCGATCCACATCAGCACCTTGGCGGCCGTGCGCGAGGAAGTGATGAATTCGACCGCTCCATCGAGGTTACGCAGCTCGCGATCGTTCTTCGCGTCGATCCACGCGACCGTCTCGGCCTTCACATCCATCAGCTTTTGCAGCTTCTTCACGTCGGCTTCGCTGAGCGTGTCGAACCACGTTCGCAGGTGGGCCGGGAACATGTGGATGTCCCGGCCGTCGCGGCGTCCCTGAGCCTCCATCAACTGACGATCAAAGGTTTCGCCTAATACGGTGTTCGGAGGAGTCGGCACCCGATCCGGCATCTGCGCCTCAAGGGACCGTAGCAACCTGCGTGCGACATCAATCGGCACCTCGTCTTTATGCGGCATGCCATCTCTCAGCGCCTTGCAGCGGCGGCGGCACCCGTCCGGATGGCCTGGACCACGGGGGCGACAACAAAGAACGAGATAATTGCTTTTTCTTCTGTTTTCGTCATACTAGGCGTATGCCGCTCAAAGGACATTTCAGGTACGACCTGACGGGGCAAAGGTTCGGGCGGCTAGCCGTTCAGGGCCGAGCGGAACGACGCGATCATGGCCGAACGTTCTGGGCCTGTGTCTGCGATTGCGGTGGTGAAGCCACCATAGAACAATCGGCCTTACGCACTGGCCGGGCTCAATCCTGCGGATGCCTGCGCCGGGAGGCGATGTCCAAGGTAAGCGCGGGCTGGCTGGTCGAGCGCGGCGTTCGCCGTGAATACAACATCTGGAAGGGCATCAAAACCAGAGTCACAGACCCTTCGAGCCCTCACTATGACCGCTACGGCGGGCGCGGCATTCAGATGTGTGACCGCTGGCTGCACGGCGAAGGCGGACAGCGGCCATTCGAGTGCTTTCTAGAGGACATTGCCCGCCTGCCGCGGCTTGGCCCTTCGCTAGATCGCATCGACAATGACGGGCATTACGAGCCGAGCAATGTTCGGTGGGCCACGGCGAAAGAGCAAAGCTTTAACCGCCACAACAACGTGCTGGTCACGGTTTGCGGAAAGTCTCAGCCGCTGCCTCAATGGTGCGACGAGCTTGGGCTGCCTTACAGCCGTACATATCAGCGCATCGCCAAGGGCTGGCCCGTCGCACAGGCCCTTGGGCTTGAGGGGAGATCAGGCGTCCTGGTCGGGCGGCCAAGGGGCCGTAAGGACAGCGGGCCTCGCAAGCCGCGGGCTGTCACCGCCGCGAAATGATGCTCCCTACGACCTTGGCGGCGGCAATCGCTGGCGCGACGTAGAAGAAACTGGTGAGCACGTCAGTCTGCATTTTTGCATAGTCGCCGGGCGGTAGCGCGACACCCCATGATCCGACGACGTGCTGGCCGAGGAAGGGGAGCCAAATCGGCATGCTATCGAAATAGACGGCCCCAGCGTGGATCGCTGGCGGCAGAGCTATGATGTAGACAAGCGGCCAGAAGGTGGTCTGTTGAGCGACCCGGTACCGGTTGGCATCAACGACGCCCTGAAGGGTCGCTAGGTCGCGCTGCTTGTCAGCCTCGATGCCGGCGACAGCGATGTCTCTGCCGCTCGCGTCACGCTGGCGGAAGTAGGCCAGTACGGGCTCTGCGATGCCCGAGCCGAGCAGCTTGACGAGGAAGCTTCCGATCAGCGCGAGCATCACGGCCCCTCATGCGAGGGCTGCACCGTCGTCTGCACGGTCTCCGAGGGCGAGAACCACTGCCTCAAGATGATCGTCAGAACGTTGACGCCGACCATCCACCACAGGGCGTTCTCAGCCGAGACAATGCCGTTGAGATTTATCGTTTGCAGATAGCCGAGCACGGCAAGGGCGGTCGTCGCAACCGCGTTGACGGCGTTCAGCAGGACGATCTTGAACGGCCGGCGCTTGACGATGGTCGTTGTGACGGTCGCAGCCGCGGCGGGCGTGGCAACAGTGATAGGCGGCAATTGCTCCTGCGGCATGTCAGTGACTCCATGCCTTAAGAATGATGCCGCCGATCACGGCGAGAGCGATGCCGCCCACCACGAGCGCAATCAGGCCGAGGCCGATCCAGCCGAAGATGGCGCCCAGCGCGCCCCAAGTGACGGGCTCTGCGGCCTCTGCGGCGAGAGCGGGGAAGCAGGCACAGGCGAGCGCCAGCGCCGCGAGAAGCAAACGGGTCATGTCGTTGTCTCGTTCTGGAGGTGCGCGGCAACCGGCCGGCGGCGGGGCTTGTCTTCAACGAAAGCCGATTTGTGAGAGGCAAGCCCGCTTGTGTTCAGCGGGTGAGGGGCAAAGGCTCAGCGAAACGATACCCACGCCATCCAGAGTAGGAACGCCAAGCCGAGGCAGGCGGCCCCGAGGATGGCAAAGATCGCGGACCCGAGCCGTTCGTCTGCACTGGTGGGGCGAGCGTTGTTGCTCCATGCCATCCAAAACAGAGCACAGCCGATGACGAGAAGGACGAGAGCAGCCCAGCCCATTACGAAGCCCACCGGAACAGCGAGGACAGCCAGCCGCCGAGGGCGCCGGTCTTCACGGTCGCCTCAGCGACAGGCGGGACGGGCTTCGGAAGAACAGCGGGCGCCGGGGCAGGTACGGGCGCCATGAAGTTCGGCGCCTTCACGGGCGACCAGTCTCCGCGCCGGGCTTTCGGCAGGGCTACGGCATAGGGCGTGCGAAACTGGTCGTACTCGCCCTGCCGGCGCGAGATGATCGCCGATGGCTTGTTCCACATCAGGATCGCTTCGGCCGCGCCCGAGATGTCACCCGCCTTCAGCCGACGCACGACGGTGGAGCCTGAAAAGCCGCCCTGGCCGATGTTGAAGCATAGCGACACGAGCGCATCGAACTGGTGCTGTTCGAGCTTCAGCCCGAGGGCACTCACCGGCTTGGCATATGCCTTCACGGCTTCGGTGAAGAGCGCGTCGCTGGTCGCCGCCGTGATCGTCAGCCCCGGCGTCACCTTGATCAGCCCCGAGGCCGTCGTGATCCCGACGCCGATCGTCCAAACCTTCTCGGTGTCGAGATAGGCGGTCAGCACCTCGCCTTCGCGCGACTTGAGAGCCGCGCGCCCGATGGGCGACAGGTCCATTCGTGTTCTCCGGATTGTCAGGAAGGGTAGGCGCGCAGGTGTGGCGCTTATGTCATCGACTCTAGTGAGCATTCGCGCCGAGACTGCATCCCCTCTGACGGGATCAGGCGACTCGGCGATGGCTCAGCACACGTTCACGATCTCGACGCCGACTGTTACGGCTGCCGGAGCGTTCACGACTGATGACACCACAAGCACGCTGAACGAGCAGTTCGTCACGGGCGTCACGGGAACGGTGAATGGCCAGCCCATCACGGGCCTGTCCAACTTCGGCGGCGCCGACAACAGGCTTCTGTTCGCGACGCAATTGCGGAATGTCTATTCCTACGTCGCCAGTGGGGCGGGCATCGGATTTGAAGCGGGCGGAGCCAACTACAACATCAGTCGCAACGATGGCGTGTCCACTCTCAGGTCCAGCACTTTCGGCAACCGAACCGAGGCGGCTGATTTTACCGATCTGACCATCATCGGCGTCTGTTTCGCAACCGGAACGATGATCCGCACCGTGCGCGGCGAGGTTGCCGTTGAGGGCCTGCGCATAGGCGACATCGCCGTGACGGCCTCGGGTAGCTGCCGCCCCATCGTTTGGATCGGCAGTCGCCATCTCAACGAACCGGGATACGATCAGCGGCCGGTGCGCGTCCGTGCAGGCGCTTTCGGCGGCGGGCTTCCTGCCCGCGGCCTTCTCCTCTCCTCAGGGCACCCCGTCTTGGTAGGAGCCGATGCCAAGAACGAAGGCGGCGTGCTCGTGCCGGTGATGTGCCTGATCAACGGCACCTCCATCGCCCGCATCGAGGTGGCGAGCGTCACCTACTGGCACGTCGAACTCGACGCCCACGACATCCTGCTCGCCGAAGGCCTGCCCGCGGAAAGCTACATCGATCTCGGCACCCGCCCCTGGTTCGACGGGGCGACCGGCGCGCTGGTCAGCCCAGATCTCATCGAGCGAGAGATGAAGGGCCGCTGCCGCCCGGTAGCCGTCCACGGCCCGCCCGTTGAAGCGGAACGGCTGCGCCTCAATGCGGTGTTCGCCGCTGCCCTGACGAAGCAGTGCGAATGGAGCGCGCCCCTACCAGCTTGAGAGGGCGGCGCGCTTCCAAGTGTTTGTATCGACGCAGCGGTATTCGTAATTTGCGTCATAGGCCCGCTCACCTTGCGTGCAAGCGGTTGTCGCAGAGGCAATGGTTCGTGGTGCCGTCTCCCTGATCCGCGGCACCACGAGGGAACCATCAGGAGAGATGGAAAAGCCGTTCCCCGCAATCTGCGCCGTGCTGTAGGTGCCGGCGAGGGCCATTCCGACCGGGGCCGTGCTGCTGTCACGAAAGCCCGAGAGGGACTTAGTTCCACCAACGAGAATACCAACGTTTGCGGTGCTGGTGTCTTCGATAGCCGAGGACGATTTCGTGTTCGAAATCGTCAGCCCCTTCGGGCTGGCACCATTGAGGTTGATTTCAGCGTTGGTCTTGTTTCCTGTGATCCAAAGCCCGAACGGGCTGATGGAGTTGTCCTGAATAGCCGCAACTTCATGATGCACGCTCGGAGTGTTTTTCGCTCGACTGCCGTAATCGCCAATGTTGAACCCGAGGCCGACAGGCGAGCCGCTGTCCTCTGCGATGGCCGCGAACTGAGCAAGGTTGCTGCCGGCTGTCCGGAAGCCCCAGATTGAGGTCGGGTTCTCGGTTGTGCTGCCTTCGAGGTAGAAGCCGTGGGTGATCTGCTTGCCGCCGAGGGCGAGCCGAACGCCCGTGCAGTCAATGCCAATCGGGCAGTTGCCACCCGAATTGGTATAATCGATCTCGACACCCTGGAAAAAGTTGCCGGGCTTCGGCGCCGCGTTCAGGTGATAGTTGAAGGCCGCACCCCAAGCGCCGCCGGCACCCTCGTCTACCTTCGTCTCAAAGTAGCTGCCGACCTTCCCCGCAATGGGGATGTCGTTGATCCAGAGGAAGCGGACCGAGCCGTCCTGCGCTTGGTACTGGCCGCTCTGGGCCGCATTGGGGCGGGTGCCTTGAGGCTGCGAGTTCGCGCCCGTAGTCCCGGCTTGAACCACGCGGTAAACGACCGAGCCGACCTTCACGTTGTCGCCCAACGAATACGCCGTGTTCGCGGCGTATTCCTTCATGAACCCTTTATTGATCGTCGTCGTGACGGCTAGGGTCTGCTCTTCGCTGTGGGCGTCATCCTGCGTCTGGGCGGAGACAAGCAGCGACGCGCGCTGATGATCGTAAAACGACGGCACGTCCGCTACGTCGGAAGAGCCCTTGATGCACGACAGAGCCGGACAGAAGGAAACTTGATTGCCGACGCCCAGCATGATGGCGTTGGGGTTCTGAGTGCCGGCAAACGTCATATCGAGCGGCGAGAGTGACGGCCCCAGCTTCATCTGAGCGAAGGTGCTCTGCCCCTGCGACGGCACGATGCGCCCATCCGGCCCCAACTCAGCGATACCGTTCGGAACGCCTCTCGCCCCGTTAAACGAGGTCAGAAGCCCCCGCAGGCCAGCAGCCGTGATTTGCCCGCGCCCGTTGTCGGGAAGCGTTGAATTAATTCTTTCGGCAACGTCGTCCTTGGACTGCGCCAGAGCAGAGCCGGACAAGCCGAGCGCAAAGGAGGCCGCAAGGACTCCGCGGCGGGCGAAAACCATGTTCATCCTCATGACTTGATGCAGTACCAAACGGCGACGTTCTTCGGGCGTGTTTCGCCTAGGGACACGGGATCTTGACCCACCGTTGTGATGGATGGCGTCCCACCGGTTAGGGGATAGGCGAACACGTTTGTGGTTCCCGATCCGGCCGTTGCGGTCGCCATCGGGACGGCGTGCTGGTGCGGCCCGACGCTATCGCCCTGCGCCGAGGCGAAGTCTCTGCCCGGATCTCGGCCGGCGCCCCCATCCTGCCCCCGAAGGAAGTAGCCGCGTAGATCGGGTACGTTAAAGGTTGTGGAGCCATCGCCGCCGCCCCATCCCCCGCCAATAGCGGCAAAGAGGGCGGGGTAGGTGCTGCGCGAGAGTGCGGACCCATCGGCGTTGAGCCAGCCCGCAGGGCAACTCTGCGCACCATAGGCCATGATCATCCCCGGCGGGCTGCGGGTGTCGATGACGGGCTGATAGGCCAGCAAAACCCAGAAGCCCGAGCCAATGTACATCGCGAACGCTGTGTCGCCCTGATTGACGCTCAAGCGACCGCTCGGAACGATCAGGCTGTTGCTTCCAACAAGGGTTGAGGGCCCGCCGAAAGTCAGGGCGTACAGGGGGATGTTCTGGTCTGCGGACGAGCCGAAGGAGGTGATCGTCGCGCTGCCGGTAATCAGCACGTTGTGGGTCGGAATGAGCCCCAAATCCGTGACGTTGGCGGCGGGCAAATTTTGGCGTGCGCCGAAGCCGAATGAGCCGCCGGCTCCCGTTGCAAGGTGAAAAGCGCCACGGCTCGCATCGTAGATCAAGAGAATTGCGGCGCCTTGGCGGATCTCTTGACCCGAGAGGCTGACGGAGCCTGATTGCCCGTCCACCAGTACCGGGATCGGAGCGGACCCATTCGCGACAACCGTCATCGGGCCGGTGTTCGTAAAGCCGGCGATGAACCCCACAATCTGCCCATCGGCAGAGGTAAAGTTCGTCGCCGAGACCGACTGCGAATTGGCCGTCCCGGTGCTCGTGCCGCCCCACGCGATTTGCGAGGACGACGTGTCGGCCGTCAGTTGATCCCAGATCAGGTTGCCAGCGGCGTCCTTGACGATTTGGCGATATGCTCCCGAGCCGTACACAGTGGCTCGGCCAGCGCTATCGAGCCTCACCGGGTTGGTGTTGAGCACCGTCTGCCCGGCATCCTGCCACGTCTGTTTCGGCGTGGTGGTGTTCGGCAGGTAGAAGGCGACGGTTCCACCGGAGAGCGGCTTGCCGTTGGCGTCGGTGAACGTCACCTTGCCAGGAGGCAGCAATGTCGCACTATATGAGGGCGTGCAGAAGCACACGAGCGCGAGGAGCGCCGCGAAGATGCGGTTCATGGGGGCCTCAAGGTGATCGCGGGTTTCGTTCAGACGGTCGCGACATGGGGCGGGATCACCGACCCCGACATTTGGCGGACAGCTTACGCTATAGTCATCGCCGGCGTTGTATTATGGGTCATGCACTCGACGCTTATGACTGCGCTGTATTTAATCAACGCAATTTTTTCCAAGCTATAATGCGCGTTCTCTACGTCCTGCTCTGCCTTGCCGGCTTCGGTGCGTTCGTCTGGTTCGCGCACCACATGGTTTATGGCTACAGCCGCGACTTCGGCATCGGATTTGGTGTCGGCGGCGCTGTCATGGCAATCATCAGCGCCGCCTACATAACCTTACGGTACGGTGATTAGCTGCGGCGACGCCGACCGAACCAACAGATTGAGCGGCGCGCTGCGCTCGATGGCGCCTTGCACCCTCATCGGGTTGCCCCTACGCGAGGCAAGGAAGGCTTCAAGGCGGTTCAGCACATCCTCACCGCCCTGCCCGGCCGCCGTCAGATCATCGGCTAGCATCCGGTTACGCGCCAAATCTGAGCGCCTTCCCATCGCGCCGAGCAGCTTGTTGCCTCCCTTCGCCAAGAGGGAAACACCTGCGGCCTGCGGTCCGCCAACGATCCCGGCGAGCGCCGGCATTTCAAGGCCAGCCGCGGGGGCACTATCACCACGCACCCGCACGCTTTCACGCGCGGCTTGTCGCTGTGCCGTATCAGACCCGCTGAACACTCGGTTGTTCGTATCCGCGATGCGACGGCTGTCTTCCACCGCTCGGAGGAGCCGGCCAGCCTCGTCATCGCCGAAGATGATGGCGAGCTTCTGCCGGCTGAAATCGGCGTCGGTGATTGCCTCGCCGGCTCGGGCGGGGTTGCGATTGGCACTCATGGTGGCCGCCAATTGCGTCCGAACGCCCTCTCGGTAGGCTTCGCGCTGCGCCTCGCTCATTCCCGCCCAATCACGGCGGAGCGCTTCTGGCCGGCTTTCAAGCCCTTTTGCACCGCTCCTGACACGGTCAAGAGCCTGCATGCCGTCGTCAAACGCTTCGCGTACAGCCGTGTCGTCGGCGAACTGCTTTTGCGCAGGGCGGAACTTGCCTCCCGTAGCCGTATCGATCCTGTCGATGAGTTGCTGGCGAACGGTCCGGATGCCATCAGCCGCCAGACGATCCGAGCCGGTAGAGCTGCTCGCGAGCGTAGTCGCCTCCTTGCGCAATTGCTGTTGAGTGAGGTGAAGTTGCTCAGCCTCAGATAGTGCCGCTCGCGCATCGTCCGTCATGGGGGCCAGCACACGCTCCCGAGCTTGAGCGATTTGGGCGCGGGTGGACTCTGACAGCCCCTCAAGATCAACCGGCTTGGCGGTCTTCAGGATCGGCCGGAACGCCGCATCGGCGTTCGTCTTCGCGACGCCGGCCAGTTGCTCGCGGAGCGCAACGGGGTCTGGGGCGGCACCGATCGCGTCGTCAAAGGAGTCGCGAAGTTGGCCTGCCTGCGCCCCCCGACGAGCAGCAACCCAGTTCTGAATTTTTGCGGCTTGAGGACCGCCCTGCGCCAATCCCACGACCTGTTCACGAAGAGCGGGGCTAAGATCAGCGAGCGCCAAATTCGGATTGCGGGCCAGCTCGGCACGGAGCGCGCTGATGTCCTGGCCGCTAGCTTCTACCGCGGCCAAGAGCGCGTTGTTCGCCCGCGAGGTGCCGCCGAAGGTATTCTGAGCCGCGGTGGTAAGGCGGTTAATGGCCGGCGCCGCAGCCATGCCAATGGCGCGGCCGACAATCGGCGTGCCAGTGCCAATGAACGACCCCATTGCGGCTGCTCGGCCGGCATCCTCACCTCGTGCCGCAGCATCCGCTGCGCCGATAGCCGCGCCGCTCGCGCCGCCAGCCAGAGCGCGCGTCAGCATGTTGCCGCGCATGCCGAGAGCCGCCGCGCCCGCTCCGGTCGAGGCAATAGGAGCGAGGCCGACGACCCCGCCGAGCACCTTGCCGAAGGTCTCGGCGTTTGGACTTTCTGCGGCGGTGCCCTGCGTGAACTGCCGAACGTTCTCAAGCTCCTGATCGTAGGGCTTGCCGCTGGAATAGGCGCGGACATGAGCAAGGCCATGCTGCACCTTGTCCATGACAGTCGGGCCGACGACCGGAATGCCGCTGATGATGCCAGCGCCGACCGCCGCGGCCGATGAGCCGGGCTCCGGCTTGGTCGTGATCGTCTCGCCGGCCGTCGCGATCTTGTCGAGCGCGTCGAACCCGTCCAGGCCGCCGCTCTCGCCGGTCGGTGCGTTCGGCAGAGAGACCCGTACGCCACCAGTCGCAGCCAGAGCGGCAGGGGCAGCAGGCTTCTCTCCGCCGCCAGCAAGCGCATCCAAAGCGTCGAAGCCCGACAGGTCGCCCGCAGTCGGCGCGGAGGCCCCGCGCTTCACCGCGCCGTTCGGCTTGAGGAAGGTGTGCGCGCCGATGTCCTGACCCTCGCCCTGAGCCCACTTCGGCAGCTTGCCGGAGCGGTCCATGACGACCTTCTTGTTGAGGAAGTGTGTCGCGCCGGCCGTGATGTCGGGGATCTCGCCTGACGACACCATGTCGTAAATCTGCCCGGCCCGCTGATACATCGGGTCTGTGCGCTTGATGGCCAGCAGCTCGCTTCGGCGCGTCTGCCACGGCTCGAATTGGCTAGGCGCGAGCACGACGTCGGTCGCGGTCGAGCCGCCGTACTTGCCCGAGGCCGCACGGTTCAGGATGACGCTCGCCACGCCTGCGAGGCCGGCATCACCCTGGTTGCGCGCTTCACCGAGCATGGTCCGGATCGCGAAATCGCGATCCATGTCGTCACTGGCCATTCGGGGCACCGATCCAGCCGTTGGCAATCGCCGTCTTTGCCGCGCGGGAGAACACCTCCTGCTGCGTCGGAGACAGGCTCTTGCGGAAATCCTCGCGCTGCGCCTTCCCCATGTTCAGGTACTGGAACACGCGCGGGTCGAAGTCGCGGTTGAAGGCTGCGGAGAACTGGTCGTAGGAGCCCTGCGGGTTCGCAGCCTTAAACCGCTGGAACGCATCCCGCTTGGCCGCGATGGCGTCCTCGTTGCCCTTCAGCACGGCGATGACGCGCTCGTTGCCGAGTTTTGAGAACTCGGTCGAGGGATTGGCGCCCATGACGGTACGCTGCTGCTGGTCCGTCGTGCCGAGTTGGCTCGCCTGCTGCGCCGCAATCTGGTTGGCGAGCTTAGCGAACTCCTCCGTTGCGCCCGTGACGCTCGCTCCAGGGTCGAGCCCGAAGCGGCCGAGTGCAGAGCGGTAGTTCGCCTCCGTCTTGGCCCCCTTGCCCGAACTGAACTCGTTGAGCAGCCCGAGCATGTTGTTGAGCGTTGCCTTGCGCTGCGGCACCTGATCGGCTTGCTCATTGAGCGCCTGACCGCGCTTGGCCGCACCCTCCAGATCAACCGCCTGCGCTTCGGCTTGCCCCGGCGCCAGTGAAGGCACAATGCCGCCCTGCTCCACCGTCTTAGCGAGCCGCTGGCCCTGCGTACCAACGACCGGGGCTCCCTCAGGCGTCGTTCCGACAGTCGCTGCATCAGCGGCTTTAATCCCGGACACGGTGTTGAAGTGGTTTAGGGTGTACTGGCGCAACTGGCGTCCGTTGAGACCCGCCATCTCGCCCTTGATCTGGTCGCCTCGCTCCTTCGGGATCACGCCAGCCGCAACCTGTTGGTCCACGAACTGATTGGTGTCGTTGAGGCTTAAGTTGGGCTTCGTCACGAGGCCGGCGAGGCCATTGGCAATCTGTCCCTGCTGCGTGATGCCGAGGCTGGTGCCGGCCTGCTGATTACCGATCTGATTGCCCCGAGCCGTGATCGCATCCCGAAGCCCCGCCGACGCGCCATAGGCCGCGCGCGGGTCTTTCGCGATGATGCCACCCAGCTTGTTGATGTCCACTTGCCCGTCAGGGCCGACAGCCTGCTGGTAGGCTTGCCCTACCGCCTGCTCCGAGCGAAGTCGGTTCAGCGTCTCGCGCTGGATTTCCTGGCTCTGAAGGGCGCCCTGCATCTGAAGGAGCCCCGTGAGCCGGTTCAGCGGGTCAGGCTGCTCGGGCACCTTATAAATGGACGTGTCGAAGCCCGCAGCCATCAGCCGCCCCCCCATCCGCCGCCGCCAAATAGGGCGTTGCTAAAGTAGTTGCCCCCGCCGCCGGCCGAGCCGGTCAGCTTGTTGATGAGCGGCGAGTAGGCATAGAGGCTGGCGAGGTTGTTCGCCGCGCCGCCGATCGCGTTGGCGCCGGCCATGGCAGCGCCCGCCTGTGCGTTGCCCGACTGGATCATGTTGTTGGCGATGCCCTGGCCAGTCGTCGTGCCGGCCGCAGCCGTCTGAGCCGCGGCACCTTGCCCGAGCTGCGTCGCCTGAAGTAGCCGGTTGAAGGCGTTCGACTGGTTCGTATTCGCGACGTTGAACTGGTTCATGTACGTTTGATCGGCGAGGCCCGCGGCGTAGTTCGTCGCCGCCTTGATCGCAGCCCCTGACAGGCCGAGCCCGCGGGCCGCAGCCGAGTTCTGCCCCGCCTTGAGCCCCTGATTGAGCGTGAACCGATAGCCGGGCGTGGCCTCAAGCGCGGCCTGATCCATGACGATGGGCGAGGTCAATTCGGTGAGGCGGTTGGTAAGCTGGCCGCCCGCGTACTCGCCAACCTGACGGAACGGCTCCAGATCCGTGCGGGTCTGGTTGTACATCTGCATCTGCGTCGCAGCCGCGATCTGTGCGGCCTTCTTGGACGCATTGGCGGCTGAGTTGGCGCCGAACAGCGACGCGCCTGCGCTCGCGGCAGATCCCAGCCCAATGGCTGCTGCTGCTCCCATCTCAGAGCACCTTCTTCATGACGGTTTCCATCGGCGCGTATCCCATGCGGGCAAGAAGTCGTTCCTGCCCTCGGACGTGCCATGCGTGCTGAAGGACGACGTGTGCGCCCATGGCTTTGAAGCAGGCTTCCGCGGTCTTGAGCATCCGAAGCGCGGTCCTGCCGCCGCGGTGCTCCGGGGCAAGCCAGTAGACATCGACGCCAGCGAAAACGGTGCGGGAGAAGTGCAGATGGGTGTCGATGATCGCCATGAGATAGCCGACCATCGTCCCGTCATCCGTCCGAGCCGTGAGGAGGAGCAGGTTGCCGCCCTCCTCCAACATGAAGTAGCGCCGCCAGTCCGGAGCGAACGGCGCTATCTCGCGGTCCTCGGCGCCTTCCTCGTAGTGGCGCTCCCATAGCGGTGCGATCTCGTCCGCCACCGACGCCAGCGGCTCCACGTCGAAGCGGATCATGCCGGCAGAAACACCAAGCCAGGGGCGGCCGTGTAGGTCAGAACCGCCCGATCCCCTTTGGATAGCGGGATCATCGACAGGGATGGCGCTAGGGCGATGGGATCGCGTCCGCGGATCAGGGCCAGGCCCGTGATCTCGCCCTGAACCACCAAGTGCCCGCCCGAAGGCGCCGTGTATGTGTAGGGGCTGCCGTCCGGGGCTATGATGGTGCTCTTTGCCGCCCCCTGCCCCGACAACGCGGCGAAGAACGCCTGCCAAGCGATGGTGCAGCGACCTGACTGCGGCTCGGCGATCGGCACATTGCTGTTCGGAGGCTGCGCCATCAGCTCTGCCCCACCTGAAGATCCACGAACGCACCGTTCAGCGCTGTCCGCATCGGGACGGACCACGAGATCTCGAACACTCGATCACGCGCCATGCCGAGCCGGTTCCACGTGGGCGTGGCATCGTACTGGCCAGCCGCGCCGAGTGATTGCACGACCGGGTTGCCGTAGGACGCGCCACGGGTGTCCGACATGCGCAGCGAGACCATCGGAGGATCGTCGGTCGTCGTGCCTTCCAGCGTGCCAACCTGCATGTCGGCGATGAACCGCTGATAGAAGACGCGATTGCCGTCCTGAACGAGGTGCGGGAATGTGCGCAGGCACAGGATCGGCTTGCCGTCGTCCGTGAACACGTTGCCGTCAAAGGCGTAGAGCGTGCCGTTCTGCCAGTCGCCGCAGAGGTTCATACCGTAGGCGAAGGCCGCTGTCCGAGCACGGTGCCGGTTCTGCCCCCCGTTATCGTCCGTCCAAGACCATTCTCCCCACTGCTTCGTGTTGAGATCGTAGGCCCACGTGCGGTTTGCGGTCGGGAACGTCAGGACGTAGTAGACGTGGCCCTGCTGCTGGAAGGTGTAGCCCTGCGCGTCATCAATGCGCTTGTAGGACTGGAACTCGGCCTCGATGGCGTGCGTGGAGATCCGAGTGACGGAATAGCCGGCGCCCTGGACAACGATGCCCTGCCCCTGCGCGTCTCGGGACAGCATGAACACCGAGATGTCCTGCGTCGCCACGGAGGCCGGCGCCGCGCACCCATGGTCGATGAAGGCGCCGGGCACCGAGCCGAACGTGAAGTCAGCCGCACCCGTGTTGCTCCAAACCTCAGATGTGCGGTCGCCGATCAGCCAGAGTTCGCGGTGAACCGCGGCCAGGGCCACGATCCTGTCACCAGCGCCGGCCTTGCGGGACGTGTCGAGCGGATCGAAGGCGGCATAGGTCGATGTCTGCTCAACCACGCCGTTGACGAGATTGTCGAACGACGGCTGCGATAGGCTGATGTAGAACTTCGCCGTGCCGGGCTCGTGGAAGATGAAGTACGTGTCCAAGCCGACCACGGAGGCTGAGCCGAGGAAGGCCGCGTCCGCAATTTGCCCGAACTGGCGGGTCTTCATGTCGATGGCGTAGCCGCGCACGCCGTCGCAGAACGCGATCACGTCGCCGTTGTCAGCGAACGAGATGGCCCCGACACCATCGGGTAGGCGCCCCACCTCTGTGTAAGCCCAATCCCGGTTCACGTAGTAGACCCGGCCGGCCACCACTTCGTAGAGATCGCCGTTCGAGGCCGCATAGAGCCCGCGCGCCTGCCCCGCGATCGGCGGCGTTGCCACCTTGCGCAGGCCAGGGCGCGGATAGTGCGTGACCGGCACCTGCTGGTCGCCATTTGCGGGGTTCGTCTCCGGCACCAAGTTCAGCGAACGTTGGGCCGACGCGATCACGCTGCGCGACTGATAGGCGCCGCCTGTGAGGGCTATGCGGGGCAAGAGCTTCTCCGAGACGGGTGTCGCGCTCGGGCCGGGTGGCGCGGCGAGCGGGCCGGCTACCTAGAGGGCGGACCAACTCGCCCCGTTGCAGAAGAATGGCCATGCCGTCGCGCCACCAGAAGACGGCGGGCCGCCCCGAGCCGGAATGCCAGAATTATCTGCGACTGTGATCTGAGCCCCGATATGGCCAGTGTCGCACTGCGGAAGCGCTCCGGATGGGACATAGGGAGGCATCGCCGGCTTAATAAACTGCGTGGTGCCGTCGAAGATCACTCTGAACGCCTCCGCATTGAACTGTACGTTCGAGAGGAGGAGGGAGCCATCCGCCGGATTGATGCGCTGGCGGTACTTGGTCTCACCCTGTACCTGCCATTCCAGCGTCGGAACATTGCCCGGCCCCGCGTTGATGCCGAACACGCCCGCCCCGTTCACGTCGGGTCCAACAGTAAGGCGGTCGAGCTTGTTCTGTGCCTCGTAGCCGGAAACGCGGACTACGGTATCCTGCGGCGCGTTCTGGAAACGCTGTGCGGTCGGCGAGAGAAAGCGGCCCGAAAAAGACCAGCCCGAGGCGTTGGCGCCCTTGAACCGAACGTTGTACTTTCCCGCACCCATCGGCCCGAAAAGCGAGTTCTCGATAGCGACGTCAGCCAGCCGGTCATCGATCAGGATGTCGTTGTCTTCAGAGCCGCCGAACCGATTGCCGGTGAAAATGCCGTTGTATCGGATGGTCTGTCCTGCATCGAGGAGGCCGCGGCGAAACTCAAATGCCGTGTTGTTTAGGTCGAAAAAGTTGCCTGTCCAATTGTTCCCGTAGGCCGAAGCGATACCACTATCGACGCTCTTTTCAAGAACACCCGTGTTGCATACTTCGATCTGATTGCCGAAGAAGCGGATATTACCGTAGTTCTGCGTGAAGATGCAGCCACCCGATCCGTTTTCAGTGGCAGTCTTGCCGCCGCCTGCCACCCCCTTCACGCCGTTCACGCCGATGTAGTTCATCGCTACAATGCTGTCGGTGCTCTCCATACGGAGCGCCCAACCGAGATTTTGAGAAAACTGGCTGTTTGTAATCCAGTTGATCCAGGCGAATGACTCCGGGATGTTGCGCAGATAGACGCCATCACCAGATGAGTAGAAGAACCCACTATGCTCAATGCGAATGCCGATTGGCGTTACATCGAGTAGCCGACCAACATTGATGGTGCGGCCAGAGGGCGCATTGGGAGACCCTGGACGGCGCCCGTCAAGCGTCAAGTTGAATATCCCAGCGGCACCCAAGAGCACAGGCGAAGCCGGTTGCGTGACCACCGCATCCATACTGACGGACGGGCTGATCTTGCTCGTCTGCCCGCCGCCATCTGGGCCGACGCCGCCGTGGCCCCAGAGTTGCACCTTATCTTTGAGATAGACCGGATTGGCGACGCGGCAGTCCGCGCTCTGCGGAAACGTGACCTTGCCGCCGCCGAGGATCGCTACGTAGGTGATCGCGGCGTTGATCGCTACGCTATCGTCCACCGCATCGTTGCCGGCACAGGTCTCGACACCCGGCGTACCGAACCGCGCCACCGAATGACCGATGCTGGTGTCCTGACCGAGCGCGAGAGCCTTAGTGGACCCGCGCAGGCGAGCACTCAGATCGGATGCATCGCCGGTCGAGCCCGATCCGAGGATCTGAAGCGTGTCGGGGGTGATGACTGTCCGGTTGCCCTCGCGCTTGCCGAGCTTCAGGGCGTTGCCGAAGGTGATGTCGCCGTTGGCGCGGATCTCGCCGGGCGGAAGCGCGCGGGTCTGTGCGAGCACGGGCGCGGACAGACCGAGGAGCGCGGCGATGATAAGGAGGGGGCGCTTCATCACAGGCGTATCCAAAGATTGGCGGCACCGCGGCGAAAGCGCAGACCTTGATATGGGCTGGAAAGGACGATGGATGTCGCGCCCGCGATCGTATCGCCTGTGCCTGCGCCGGGCTGGATCGTAATCGTCAGCGTGTCTGAGCAGGCGCCGCTCTCGTCGGCGATGACGAGATCGCGGAAGGGAAACGTGTCCACGTCCGGCAGCGAGATCACCCGCGGAGCCGTCAGCGTGATCATGCCGACCTGTGCATCGCTAGAGAGGCACTGATAATTTGCGTCCGAAACCGATGTGTGTGTCGCAGGAACGGCGTTGGCGAGCGCATTGGCGAGGGGGCCAACTTCTAACTGCTCTTCCATGGGGCGCAGATCGGTGAACCGGGGCGTGCCGTCCGCCTTGCGCGTAATCAGGAGCGCGTCGGCCTGCTGAACCTTTACCTCGCCGTTGTCGGGAGGTTGCGGCACGGCGCCCGGCTCGTTCGTGAAGGCGACGCGCGCCTCGCCATCGACCAGAAACCCCATGATCAGAAAGTCCCCGGAACGGGTTTGATGGTGTCCGGCTCATCAACCGGCGTGAGCACGGGCACGTTGACAGTCCGGTCCACGATCTCTCGTGCCGGCATCACGCCGCCGCCTGCCCAATAGCTGTTCATGTCGCCACCGAAGCGGCCGAGCGGCATGTTGCGGGGCATCCCGAGCGTGCCGATCTGCGCGTTGGCGCTGCGGATGGTGTTGAGCGCGGTCTTGGCCAGCACTTCCACGACGGGGTCGCGGGGGCGGCCGTAGGCGGAGCGCAGACGCACCACGAGGTTCTGGAACAGCGCGTCGTGGTACTCGTCGGGAAGCTCGATATTGGCCGTCAGATCCGTGAACCGGCCTAGCTGCTCCTGCACAACGATGTGTATCTCGCCGACAGAGGGCGACGGCCAGACGTAGAGGTTGCCCACCGGGTAATCGGCATCGAGCCACACCGCGGACGGGTACGTGCCTAAGCCCTTCATGCCGATCCGGCTGTAATCCTCACGGCTCGTCAGCACGGCGAGGGGAATGTCGATCGCGCCCGCGCCGATGGTGTGCGGCGGGCCGAAATCTGGGCTGAAGTCGAGCGAGAAATCGTCGTTCGTCTCGCGCACGCGCGCCAAGCGATAGAACGCGCTCGCGATGCCCGTGACGCGGCCCTTCACGTCAATGTCCATGCCAGGGCCGATGCGGTAGGACGCAGCGCCGTAAGCCGGCACCGTCGCCTCAACGAGATGGTAGATCAGCCAGCGCTTCCGGTTCCACTGCCCGAGCATCATGTTGAGATGCGTCAGGGCGTCGTTCACGTCTTCAGCGAGCGCGGTCTGGCCGACGCCGACCACATTGGCTTGCTTCAGCGCGAGCGTGATGAGGTCGTGAGGGGTCATGCGTTTATCCCAGCCGCAATCCCCGCGCGCCTGCGGTTAGGCTGACGCGCGGGGATCAATGGCCACCGAAGCGGCGTCAGAGGGGTTCGGAGCCGCCCTGATCCAGGCTCTCTTGGGCCTGGACGCTGTTGCGCACCGGGGCGTTGCCGTCTTGGTACTCGGCGATGCCGTCGAGCTTGGCGCGCTGGTTGTGGTGCATCACCAGCAGGGCTTCCCGCTCGGTGCGATGCATGTCCGCCTCGGCCGCGGTCGGGAACCAGTCGTGCTCCGGCTGGAACAGGCTGGCCGCCTCGTTCGGGTCTTTGGCGGTCTTGGCGCCCAGCACCGGGTGATACTTGGTCGCCGGATAGCCCGCGAAGCTCGCGTTGGCGTTGCCGGACATGACCGCCGCAGCCTCGGTGCGGATCGGCTCCTTGGTGTCTTTCTCAGCCATGGCGGCTCACTCCTCTGCGCCGTTGCCGGCCGAGCCGGTCAGCTTGTTGTCGGGGGTCTTCGGCGGACGGCCACGGCGCTTGCGCGGCTGATCGCCCTCATTGGCCGGCATCTCGACGCCGAGTTGCTTCAGCAGGACGTCCAGCTTGTCGTGCAGAGCGTCCACGTCCTCCTGAGAGGCCGCGCCCGACAGGTCGAAGCCGGGGTGCTCCTGCATCTCCTGCCGGATGATGGCGCGAACCGTGCCGGCATCGACCGGGCCGGGCGTGTCGCGCGGCATGGTGGGGACAGTGCCGGGCTCGACCGGGGCCAGGGGCTCCGACGTATTCCAGCGACCGTCAGTCGGCTCGCGACGGTGCGCGTCCTGAGGCTCACGAGACCAGCCTTCGCCGAACTCATGCTTCTCGTGGTAGGCGCTCTCAGCAACGGCCATGCGGCCATCGCTGTGATAGAGCATGCGGGGATATTCGCTCATATCAGTATTCCTCAGACCGCATCCGCTACGATTGCAGCAAATTCCGGCCGGACCGGGGCAAAGCCATACAACAGGTCAAGTCTTGTCACCATTTGATCAGACATGATGTTGTAGGCCGTGACCAAACGCATCGAGATGCCGTCGAAGCTCTCGCGATGGGCCTCGTGGACGCCGCCGGGGATCTCCAGGTCGGCCGAAACCATCGTCAGCGCGTCGGGCGAGAGCACGACGTTCTTGCGGTAGGTCTCGCCGGCCGGGAACGGGCTGGTGACAGCCGCGCCGTTGGCCGGGGAAGCCGAAACGGTCTGGTAGGGCACCGCGACACCACCCACCGGCGGGATGAGCGCCGGATAGATCGGGATCGAGGTCGAGCCAGCTGCCACGTCTGCGGTCACAACGAAACGCGCAAGCACGCCGTCGTTCTGCTTGGTGATGCGGTTGACCGAGTTGACGCCCGCGAAGGAAACGAAGTCGCCCTTCTTGAGCGGACCGGCGAGCGCCGACACGGTGATGGCCGAGCCGGACTGGTTGGCGCCTGCCACGGTCGGCAGAGCACCATAGGCGCCCGTCGTGTGCAGAATGACCGTCTGATCCATCTGCCAGTCGAAGCCGAGCACGTCGTTGCGCAGCACGCCTTCGCGGTACTGCTGAGAGACCTTGTTCTGGTCGTTGAACAGGGTCGAGAACGACGCGACGGTGCGAGCCTGGGTGGTGGGGTCGAAAGTCACCATGCGCTGACCCGGCGCACGGCTGACGCCGAAGCGGTCGAGAATGGCGCCCGCCGTGAGGAAGGTGGCCATGTTCGGCGAGATGGTGTTGTTCGAGCCGTCCGCATTGCGGGCGACGTTCGGGATGGTCTCGGCGAGGCCCATCACGTCCGACGCGACGGCGCCGGCCAGGACGTTGATCGCCGGGGCGAGAACGCGCCGGGAGTAATCGTCCAGCGACAGCGCGCGATCCGCGGTCGAGAACGCGATGTCCACGCCGGTCTGGTTCGCGATGGCAACCGGTGTCTGCTTCTCCACCGTGTCCTGCGGGGCGGCGGTGGGGCCGCGGCGCACGACGTAATCGTTGGGGAGGCGGATGTTCAGGTTCGCGCCGATCTTGGCGCCGGTACGGGCGAACTGGCCGTCGTACTGACGATCGACCGACTGAAGGAACCGGTTGGAGTTCTTGAACAGACGGATCGCCTCTCGGGTGATCGCCTGGGTGGTAAGGAGCGAATTGGCCATAGCGTGATGGGCCTCGGATTTGCCCCCGGCGCGGCTCTCAGGCTCGGCGCGCGGGCGAGATCAGGGCGCGGTCCTTTCGTCCGCGGCGAATTCCGGTCTCGATCCGGAGCGTGGCGAGATGCACGGCTTAGCCTGCCGAGAAGGCTTAGAAGTTCCGGGTGCGTTAGATCCGGCAGACACGCGGGGCACGGCTTTGACCCGCCGAGAGGGCTTGTTAGGGGTGGCTACCGGATTTCGCCGGCATTCCGCCGACGCATCCACTCCTCGGTGGAGAGGGCGTCGGGATCGGTGTTCAGCGCGCTCGGGCGACCGGCTCCGTTGACGGGCTCGATCGGCGCGGGGGCGCGGGAAATGGGCTTGGGCGGCGGTGGGGCCGCCAGCTTGTCGGACAGCCGGGCCAGAGCGGCCATGCGCTGCCGCGGCGGCAGGGACATGACGCGATCCGCTTCGTCCAGATTGCGGCCGAGGTGGTACAGCGTCAGGTGGGCGTTGCCGGCGGAGAGCGCGTCGGTGATGAAGTCCTGCGGCAGGCCGCCGAGGTTCTGGAACTTCTGCACCGTCTTCTCGAAATCGGGGAACTTGGAGGCCCCGGCCTCGAACGCCGCGTTGCAGTCGTTGTTGAACTGCTGCTCGGAGACGATGCGCTGCGCCTCGGCCCGCACCTGCTCCTGTGACAGGGCTGGGTTTTCCTGCCGGATGGCTTGCTCAGCTTCGGCTTGGGCGCCCTCGCCGCTTTCGCCCGGCCCTTGGTTGAACCGCGACAGTCGGTCGGCAAGCTCCTGTGCCTTGCGCTCGGCCTCGTGGCGCCTGCGCGTCAGCTCATCAATGCGCCGCTGTACCCACTTGGGAAGGTCGGGCTGATCCGCTTCCGGCTCGGTCTGCTCTTCGGCTCGCTCGCTGCCCTCTGCGCCTTCTGCGGCTTCGCCTTCGGGTTCGGCTGCGGCGCCTTCCTGTCCTTCCTCTCGCGCGCCCTCTGCGGCCTCCTGACGGGCTTCCTGGCCCTGGCCGGGCTCCTGAGTGCGCGCAGCATCATTCTCGCCCTGAGGGGCGTTCTGTTCGGTCTCAAGCATGGGTGATCCCAAGATGGTGCCCGGCTATCCCGGCCGGTCGGGCAATCGTCAGGCTGTGGCCTGAACCTGGGGCGACAGCGCCCCATTCACGGCTCCGGGCATCGCGCCGCGGAGAGCGTCGCCAAAAGCCTGTCGGGCCATGACGCTGTTGAGGTCGATCCCGAGCGCGTCGCCGATCAACTGGCGGATCACGGGGCGGAATGCTTCCGGATCGGAGGCAGCCAGCGCCTTCATCCGATCCGTCTCGGCGCGGTAGCTGTCCAGCATGTGCCGATCGTCGCGGTTCTCGGCCTCGGATGCCTCCTTGGCTTGCTTCTCGTTGAGCGCGGCGTCCATCTGCTGAAGCAGCGCCGTGAGCTGCTGGACGCGCTCCTGAAGCTGCTGTTCGGCCGGCGGAACGCCCTGCCCGAGGATATTCGGCGGGATGGTGCGCTTGATGCGCTCCGCCACCTCATCCGCGCCGGGAAAGTCCGCCGACTTGAACAGGATGTCGCCCGCGATCTTGGCGAGGTCGCTGTTGGTTTTCAGCATGTCGGACAGGGCTGCGAACGCCTCCTGACGGCGGGTCGCGTAGGCCGGGCCGATGTCGCTCTCGACGGCGTACTTGCCGACGTTCGGGTTGAAGATCGTCGCCACCTTGTCGCGCAGATCCGGGTCAGCCTGCGCAGCCTTCAGTTGCTCGTCATCGACTGGTTGACCATCGACCATCTTCGTGACGGGCTCTTTGCTCGCTGGGTCCACCTGAATGTCGGTCAGGCTCCCGTCCTCGGCCATGATCTTCACGACGCGCTCGGTGTCGTAGACCTTCGGGATGAGGTCGATCAGAATGCGGCCGGTGAAGCGGATCGCCTGCGCGAGGTGGTCGATGTAGTGATACGTCGCGTTGTCGCCCTGGCGCTGACGCTGCTGGATCGCGACGCCGCTGCGCTCGTTGGAAGGGGCGCCCATCTCGCTCTGGTACTGGCCAGAGGCGAGCATGAGTTCTTGGGCCGCGGTCTGCATGCCCGTGAGGTAGGCGGTGGACTGAACCGGCGGCTGCGCACGCTGCGGCGGCGGGATCGTCTGCCCGTCATCCGACATGTGGTTGTATGGCAGGACCGAGTAGTTCACCTTGTTGGCGTTGTTCCAGTAGTTCTCGAAGCCCTCAATCGCCGCAACCGGGGCGACGTAGGGCGTCTTGCCCTGAAGGGCGCCAAACTCAGCTGCCGCCGAAGTCCAGAAGTTGTACATCCGCTGCGCATCCTTCAGCGCGCGGGTATGGCCCTTCCGGTCCAACTTGCCGTCAATAACGGTCTCTTCGCCGATGACGCGAACAATCGGGATGAACTGGCCCGGCCAGTCCTTGCGATCCACGATGCGGCTGCCGGCGATCTTGTACCACTTCACCCGCCAGCGCGTCGTGCGGCGCTCGGCGCGGATCAGGATCGGCTCCCCGTCCGGTCCCGGCATGCCCTTCAAGCTGTCGAAGGTCTCGCGCAGATCCTCGGGAATGTCGCTGCGCAGGAGCGTGCTGCCATCAACCAGCGAGTAGAGGCGGTCGGCCACCTCCTCCCGCTCGTAATACTCCGCGATGCGGACGTGATCGCCATCATCCCACGACTTTCCCTCGTCGCAGAGGGCGTTGCGGCCAACGACGTCCTTCCACTGCGGGTACTCGGCTTCGAACCGCTCCTTCGGCACATCGCGGAACACGAAGCCCCACCGCGCATCCGAGCCGTCGAAATCCTCGATGTCCGGGTCAAGGTAGATCGACAGCGTGTCAGAAACGCGCTGGATCTTGATGTCCAGATCGAAGCTGTCCTGATCCGCGTACTCGGTCAGGATGCGCCAGTACCCCCAGCCCCCGTAAATCTGCGAATGAGACGCGGCCTCATACGCCTCGGTGGCGTTCGAGCGGTATTCGATGTGGCGAACCACGCCCTCGAAAATCTTGGCGCTGTCGTAGGTCGCGCCGTCGCCGGTCGGCCGGATGTCGATCGACGCCTTGTTCTGACGCGCGTCATTGAGGATCTGAAGGTTGTGCTGGCGGACCTTGTTGACGGTCAGGCACGGGCGGGCGCCGTTCGGATCGTTGGTGCGCGAGTTATAGGTGTTCCGGTCCCACTGATACAGGTTGTCCGAGTCGGCCTCGGCAAACTTCAGGTCTTCAACGAGACGCTGACGGGCTCCGCTCTCCCAATCCTGGGCAGCCTTGAACCGCTTCTGCGCACGGCGGACGATCTCGCGCTCTTCTTTGGTCTCGCGAGGCATCAGGCGTCCCTGACCGGACGGCAGACGTACTCGTCCACGAGACCGTCATAAGAAACGAGCCATTCCCGGCCGCCCTGCCGAATGCGGACGCGCTCATCGCCCCACCGGAAATTCACGACGTGCTCGTTGGCCAATTCAGCACAAGCCTGTTGCGCGGCGAGCCACGCGCTCAAGATGGATCGGCATGCGACGCCCCGGACGCGCTCGTCCGAGGACTTGAGCATCCCGATCATGCCATCGCGGGCCTGTTCGAAGTCGGCTTCGGTGGGCATGCTCACCCCATCCAAGCGGTCTGCGACGCCCCGTGGGACGGCATGACAAGTTTCGGCTTGCGCGCGGAGCGCTCTTTCTCGGCAAGCTCAAGGGCGCGCTCGCCCTCGGACCAAACCATCGTCACCACGTCGCCCTTGCCGGTTGAGCGCCCGAGCCGCTTGCGGAGGTCTTCCTTGCTCTCGACAAGGATGCCGCGCTGTGTGAGCTTCCACGTTGGGGCGCACAGATCCGCGCGGAGTTCGGCATTCGGAGGCAGAGCGATGAGCGAGCCGCCATCCTGATCCGGGTCGAGCGCTTCACGAAGCGACCACCAGCTTTCCGCCCGCTTATTGGCGAAGGAGAGTTGACCATCCTTCGTGCGCTTCGTGCTCTCCTTCGAACCGAGGAAAGGCACGCGGTGAATGTCGTTGTCCTTCAGACGCAGCGTGATGCCGCCCCCATAGCCGCCGCCAACGTCCACGATGACACCACAGCGGTTGCGGCGCCTCTTGATGACCCGAGCCGCAGCTTCCGAGCCATCGGCGGTCTGCGGCCCCGTCTCCGTCGTAATGGGAGCGAACCAGTTGCCATGCCGCGCTCCGATCTCTTCACTGTCCTTGCCGCCGCCGGCTGGGTCAACGGCCAGGGCAGTCATCGGCGCATCATGCCCGCCATCGGGCTTCCAGCGCTTCTCAGCGGCGATCACCCATGCCGTGGGGATCACCTGCCATTCTGCATCCTTCAGGCTGACGCTGAAGTCTCCATCGCGGTAAGCGCGACGAAGCTCGTCGGGCATGCCGGCGAGCACCGAGGCGTAGTTCGTGCGGGCTAGGTCCGGGTTGTCTGCCAGAGAGGCCGGCAGGTAGGTGCGAGAGCGAGCATAGACCGGCTCCGGCTCGCCCTCAATGACGTGCGGCCCCTGCCCTTCCACCTCTGTGTCCACGCCGCCGATCGTCGTGAACCAGCGCAACTCGCCCGGCTTAGCCGGGTTCGGGTGCAGCGGGTCGAGCCAGGGCGCCCAATACCGGATCACCCACAGCCCGTCAGAGGTCGTCGGAGGGTTGCTTGTCACCAGCACGCGGCAACGCTGGCCAGGATCGGTCGAGCGGTTCCAGCCGATGATGAAGCGGTACTGGCTTTCAAGGAAGTCCGTGCCCTCATCAAACACGATGAGGTCGTGCGGATCGCCCTTAAAGCGCTGCTTGTCGGCCTCCTGCTCGCAGCCGGCGATGTCGATTTGCTTGTCGCCAAGACGCCAGCGCTGGAGTTGGCCGTTGTAGCCATCCCGGTGGCCAAGGATCGTCTCAAACCGCGGGACGATCTTGAGTGCATCTTTGTTGATGCGACGAAGGATCAAGCTGCGCTTGTGCGTCGTCAGCGCGAGCCCAACGGCCAGATCAGTCTTCCCGCCGCCAGCTTGTCCGCCGTAGAACGTTTCATCAGCGAGCGTAAAGAACGCATCCGTCTGCGGGCCAGGGTTGGGCACCCACGGCATGTCCGCAGTCGCCGCAACAGCGTGGTCGCGAGCTTCGGCCTGATCCTTGTCGTCCAACACAGAGAGCCGGGCCAAGAGATCATCAAGCAGCACCGCGCGTGCCCTTTGCCAAGAGGAAGGCCATGCGCCGAGCCGCCTCGATGTCCGTCACTTGGATCGGACCGCCTTCCGCGCCGGAGTGCTCGTGCTTCTGCGCGATGCCGAGGTGCCGCCCAATCTCTTGAAGGGCGGCGACCTTGTTGTGCATCTTCACCTTCAGCGCGCCGTCCTTGGACTGGCTGATCTCCGCCACCGCCGCCGCCGCGTCGTGGTCGATTTCCGCACTGCCGATTAGCTCGACCTCATTAAACGCGCGCGTCTCGGGCACGCCGTCCTCGTCTTCCTTGCCGGTCTCAGCGGTGTTCGCCCGCCACGCGACGACGCTGCGGATGTCGCCAAAGCCGATACGGGCAAGCTCAGTCAACACCCGGTCAGCGGTGACGCGAGTGCGGACGGAGCGCTCGGCCATCGCATCCGCAATCGCCTTTCCAATTTCAACATTTTTCAACAGGCGCCCGCCCTGAGAGCCCGCCGTGTCCTCGCTGTACCCGGCGCGGATCGCAGCCTGGGTCGCGTTGAGGTCAACGAGGTATTCTTCGACGAACCTCTGCTGCTGCGGGTTAAGTGCCATGAGGTGACTACGGAAGCCTATTCGCCGTCAGAGCCATTGCGAGGTTGGCGGCGAGGATGAGAGCCCAGGTGAGGGCGAGGGTGTTCAACCAGCGGACCACGGCTGCGGCTCAGGCTGCGCGCGACAGATGCAATCGAACACCTTCTCGGCGCTGTAGTCCCTGTCGAGGGCGAAGCGCGCCGCAGAGGTACGGTCATCAACGCACGCTGCCAGCGCAGCTTCCTGTGTCGCGTAGATGCCGTTCAACTCCCAGGCATCCTTGCCCTGCTCGGGCAGAAGGCGACACACAGCCCAAACGTCAGTCATCGCGGGGCTCGTGAGCGACGCAGCCGAAGTCGGCGCGGGTGAAGAACGAGTCGTTGCCGCCACCGGCTGCATCGTACGCAACCATCAGAGGAGCGGTGCTATCTGCCTCACTGTGGGCACGCTCGCAGGAAGCAATCCGTGCATCCGCTGCGATCAGACCGAGCCTACGCGCCGTCTCAAGGGAGAAGCCGCCGTCCGCCCAATGCCGGCACGTCTCACAGGCCTGCATGGCGCTACCGCTTGCTTCCTGACGAGCCGCCGGTCGGCGGGTTAAGCGGAGCCGATCCAAATCGCTCCGTGGGGCGGCCCTTCACGAAGCCATTGACGGCCGAGACGACGAACAGGATCGCGACGAAGGCGGCGAACGCGCCAAGGAAGGCAGCGCACGTGACGCCGAGAACATAGACCAGCGTCGAGAGGATGCCGAACAGGATCTCCATCACCGCTGATCCCTGCCCTTGTATGCCGAGCCGATGGCGAGAGCGGCGTGACGGTCGATGGCCGAGCCGAGGGGTTCGTAGTTCACACCCTCGGAGCACATCAGCGGCGCATCCATCTCAGCCAGCTTCGACAGCGCCTCGGCCCGGCGAAGCCTCTTCGCCATATCGACAGCGGCCCTCACCTGAGGGGAGTCGTCTAGGCGGGAGGAGATGGAGGCGAGGCCGGAGGGGAGCATGTCAGGCGGCCTCAAGCTGCTTGAACGTCACGCTTTCGGAATAGTAGCCATTCGAGCCGCCATACCAGCGGATCGTCACGCTGCCCTTAATCGTGGCGAGCTTGTAGAAGGTCCAGGTGAAACTCTCATCGCCCCTGCCCTCAAGCGAGGCGTCATCCCCGCTCATCTGAACGACCTCTTCGGCCTGCAGGATAGGAGATCCGATCAGGTCAGACAGATCGCCTACCACACTCTCGACGTACACGCTCTCGCAGCAGTCTTGATAGTGGTACATCAGGAAGCAGGAGCCATCCTCCGCTTCAAAGGTGATCTCGGTATCTTCATTGCGGACTTCGGCGCGCGTAAGCGTTTTGCCGAGCAGCGCATCAATGCCGATCATCTCACTCCCCCACGGCCATCCGATCGCCCTTCGGCTTCCCCTTCTGCTCTCTCACGGCCTTGTCTTCGCCTGTGTGTCGGGTGAGTCCGTGGGAGGAAGAGATCCGAGCCGTGATGCGCTCGTTGGCTTCTCGGCGGGATTGAGAGAGGCTGAGGGGGCGATCGGCTTCGGTCATGTCGCTTTGTTGCGGAAGCGTAGCCGCGAAACGATTTCGGCCTCAGAGAGCCGCACGCCGTAGTCCGAGCCGATTTAACCCGGCTCGTTCGATCCGGTGCATCGCAGGCGGTGGTCGGTCGCGTGTGGGCAGCGCTTGTTCCCGCACTTCGGGCAGGCGAAAAACCGCATCGGGCTGCCAAATCTGAATGTCGACGGCTCTGGCGTACAAGCGCGGCACCCGCAGGTTCGCTCAGTCATGGCGCTTGTCCTGCGAGAGAGGTTCGATGGCGGTCGTCAAGCCGCCGCGAGCTTCGACCGAAGCAGGTAACCTTCGAGAGCCCAAATCTTGTTGCGGGCATTGTCACGGGCGATCTTCCGGCCGATCTCGGCGTCGAAGTTCTCCAGGCTTGCCGATGCGCTCTCACCCGTCACTTGAAAGCCGTTGCGCAGGGTCAGCGCGCAGACAGTGAGGCTGGTGCCAGGAAAGACGTGGAAGGCCTCGCCGACGATCTGCTCGTCAATGTGCGAGGGCGTCAGGCGCGGGGCGGTTTTGCCCTTATCCTGAATCATCTTCTCGATGGTGGCTTCGTCGCGGCTCATCGCTTCGTCTCCCGGAATGAGCATGGAAAGGGGCCGCCCAGACCGTCAGGCATTCGGGTGCAAAAAGGCTCTGCGGCGTGAGACGCTGACCGGAGCCTGGGCGGATTTCTTGGTGCCAGGAGGAAGGAGGCATCCCCGCTGCGTCCGGTGAAGGATACGCCCTGGCTGATCGCCTCGCCGCGTCAATGGCCCTCCGGCGCGGCTAAGACAGGATGTTGATGCGGGTGGGGCCTGCTACAAAACCCCACAACGCGAACCGAGACGTGTCATCCGAGCCGGAGCATCGGTGGTGCCTCGTCCTACGGCCAGCAGATTGAGCGCGGGTCTATGTGCGCTCTCAGAGCCGAAGCCCTTTCACCGTGTCGCCGCACCAAACTGTTTCGATGGACTAGGCCGCTCGCTTCCCACCCCGGCTTGCGTTCGGCTGCGGTGGTTCTCAGGGGCATCAACACGGCCTCCTGTCGTGAGGACCGCCGACCACCCTCCCACCGTAGGGCCTACTTGCTCACGGGCCTTAGCCTCGTCCGCCTGCCATCGAACCTTAAATTTTGCGGACACTTCCCCTAGCGGCAGCCCCGCATTTTTCAGCGGGCCATGCAGGGGCCGAAGGTCTTTTCCCGCTCGGGGCAGACAGGGCGGCGCAAACGCTCAGCCACTTCGGGTGTCCTGAGGACATAAGTTAGCAAGCCGCGAGAGATGTCAAGCGGCCTCTAAGCTTTCTTCGGCGATTTCGAAAGGAACGGGGCGGCCGAAGACATCGACGGCAACGGTATACCTCCCGCGCTTCACGTCAACTCCCTCGATTTTGGCCATGAAGGTAGCAAAGGCGCCGTCCGCGATCCGAACCTCGTCACCCACGGCGAACAATGCCTCAACGAAATCCTGCACACCCTTGCCGCCCTTCTTGTGACCCGTGATGTGGTCCGCGAACTCGGTCATCATCTTCGGCGGGATGACTGCCGGACGGGCGCCCTGGATTGCAATCTCGTCCGCCCAGATCCACACGCCCTCCCCTCGGCACAAGATGCCATGCACGTAGTCGAGCCCGGCGAGCAGACAGGCGTATTCCGGCTCTTCCACGCCGACGAACAGGGTGCGGCCCATCATCGGGGCGTTGGTCACCTTCGGCTTGCCCTCCGTCTGCACCCGAATTTCGCGGCGAGCTTCAAACACCGGGCACCCCGCCTGCTTCAGCCCCTCGACCACCTGAGAGAACCGCCCGAGCTGCGCGCGAACGATGAGCCAGCCACGGCCCTGATCCACGTCGAACCGCTCTGCCTTGCGATTTTGCCTCACGCGCCCGCCTGACGGCCTCGACGCGCTGGCGTAGGGGTTGGCTGCTTTTTGGCGAGAACGCCGCTCGCGGGCCGCCCTACGCGATTTGCGGGCCTTCGCGCCGGCCTTGGTCTTGTGGAGCTTGCCTGTCGTGGTCGAAGCGTCGGTCATGCGGCTTTCCTCCGAAGGCTACGGGTTGGGTGAGGCGGGGGCGGTGGACCGAGCCAAGGCACGGCGCTTCCGAAGCTTCCGATGTCCGTTGCTCTCAAGGTCGTAGTCCTGCTGAAGCAGGAGCCCTTCGTTGCGGGCGATGCCGATGGCATCCATGGCAGTGGAGAGCGTCTTGCCGACGCCAGCGAGCGCCTGATCGAGTTCGAGGATCGCGGCGTAGGTGGACTCGCTCACCTCGAACGTGGACCATCGACTGTCGCAGGAGAGGCAGCGGCGGCGACGCTTGACCGTCCCGTCATGTGGGCGGCTGTCGTAGACCTGATTTTTGCGGGAGTTGCAGGAGGGGCACCGGTTCATGGCAGGAACCCCCGCAACTCGGTATCAAACACGAGCGTGACGTCTCCGATCTTGCCTGTCTCGTGGAACTTGACCTTGCGAATGCCGACGTTCGCGCCGCCCGGCATCATCGGGTCACGGTGTATCATCACGCCCAACTCGGCCTTGTTCGCCCAGGTGGCGCCATCCGAGATGTCGTAGAGGGAGAGGGCATCGCCGCTGCGCACCGCGACGCCGGCTGCCTTGGTCGGGTGCGCCACGACGACGGTGCAAACGTCGTAGACCATGGCGAAGCGCTTCAGCGAACGCACCGCTCGGTTCGTATAATCCGCGACGTTTTCGCCGGGCCGGCGCTTATGCTCGACCTCGTTCCACGGGTCCAAGAGCAGCATCGACACACCATCGCGGATCACCGCTTCCTCAGCGCGCTCGATCACCCACTGGACGTCGCTCTCCGTGTCGTCGTCCTCCGGCGAGAGGGAGATGAACACAAAATGCTCGTCGATGAAGGCGCGAGCCTCATCGCAAGCGGCGCGGGTCCACTGCGAGCGAGGCTTGTTCAGCAGGAAGCCGATCAGCATGTTTTCGAGAACCGGGCGTACCGGCATCTCGAAGGAGGCGATCGCAATCCGCCAGCTGTGCATCTTCGCCATGTTCATCGCGATCTGCGTGAACAGAGCCGTCTTGCCGCCGCCAGGAAGGCCGGACACGACGACGAAGGCGCCGCGATAAAGTCGCATGTGCTCATCAAGAGCGTGAAAGCCAGTCGAAAGCGCCTGAAGCGGCGGGCGCTCGGGAAAGTCAGAGAGCTTGTAGAGCCCCTTCAGCGGGAACGGCTTGGCGCGATGAATGCACGCGAGCACCGCATCCGGGCCGTAGTGCTGCAACACCTCATTCAGGTCTTTGACCGGCCGCAGCACGCCATCTGCATCGGGCACGGTCGGCTCCGGCGGATAGGTGATGACCGCGCACCGCGAACGGCCAAGACGGCGCGCAAGCTCCTGGGCAAGCCGCTGGCCCGGCTCGTCGCCATCCGTAGCGATGACGAAGCGCTTGATGCGCTTTAGCCGGTCCCAGTTGTTGAAGACGTACCGGTATTTCTCGTCGTGCTGCGGGTCGATGTCGTCGGTCGTCTCCGGCACGGCGATAAGGTTGCCCTGATCGTCACGAGCCGGCGGGGCGCCGTCCGGAACCGAAGCGGCAAACGGATACCCAGCCTGGATCGCTGCCAGCGTGTCCAATTCACCTTCGGTGATAACAAGGGCCGCTTGCCCGGCCTCAAGCGCAGGATCGTCCAGTACGTCGGCGTTGAAGAACGTCTTCCGGGCGCCCGAGCGCTGCCAGAATTTCTTCCCGCCGTCCCTGTCGCGGGTCCGGTACTTGGCGTTCACCTCTTCGCCACGCTCGACGTAAGGGAACACGAGGATGTTGCCGGCGACGTCCGCCTTAGGCTCGCCACCCGGCACGTGCCGAGCGGTGTAAATCCCGTGTTTCACCGCGACATCGGCCTCAATGGCGCGCGACCCCAGCCACTCGATAGCCTTTTGGCTCAAGCTCATCACAGCACCTCAGACGCGAGCAAAATCGCCATGCACGCGGCGCGCTTCGGCGCAGTACGCGGCATATGCAGCTTCGGCAGTGTCGAACCTGCCCTTGATCCGCATCTGCTTGCCTTCGAAGCAGATGGCTGCGCTCCAAGTGCTGCGACGCTGATCCCAGGACACGCCCTTGAAGCCGGACTTGTTACGAGCCGACCTGTTCCGGTTCGCCGTATTCTGTGAGGGAGTGGCGAGACGCAGGTTCTCCCACCGGTAGTCGTCCGGCGTCACGTTCTTGTGGTCCACCTGCATGCCCGTTGGCGGCCACTCACCGGTCATCCACGCCCAGATGACGGGACCGGCGACCAGCGTCCTGCCACCAATTGGCAGCGCCCAATAGCCAGAGGCACTGTTACGGGTGCCTGCTCGATTGCCAGCGTGCTTCTTGTCGAAGGTGGGGTTACCGCGTGGGCGCCACGTCAATTCCCCAGTGCCAGGATCGTAATCAAGCAGCGCCCGCAAATGCTTCGGATCAGGTCTACCGCCAAGCGTTCCGCGCTTGGCGATGTAAGTCCGCGTATCGGACGCGGTCTCCGCCTCGATCGCTCGGCTTTCCAAAAAGTCGATGGCCTTTGGGTTGAGCATCGTAGAACCGTCCGTCTGTCAGGCCACAGTTGAAGCAGCGGATGCCGACGCCCGTGGCGTCGATGGTGACGCCGAGAGACTTCCGGCGGCGATTGGCGGGGTGCTTGGCGTTGTCCCGGCAGTGCGGGCAGATGGCCGCGTGCCGGCCTGGGGATTGGGATCGAAGCTCCACGCCAAGTTCGTGGAGGAGATCCCCGGCGGACCTCATGGCCCGAGGTAGGCCGGCTTCTTAGGGGCCGGCGCGTTGGCCGCAGCCACGGCATCAGCCTTGATTTTCTCGACTGCTAGCCGAGCCTCATCGTTGCGCTTGTTGCAGGCGCGCTGGACCGGCCAAAACCAATTCCCGGTTTTCTCGTATTGCTCCTGCGCGTACCCGGTCAGGCCGATGAGCGTGGCGCGAAGCGAGATGTGCTCGAACGCCTCCTCCCACTTCCTGAAATCCGGCTCGGTCAGTCGGATGACACCGCTCTCGAAAAAATACGTCCGCGACGACTTCCGCGGCGCTGGCGCCGCGGGCACGCCGATGTCGTCCTCAGGTCTTTCAGGATTAGACTCTGTCGGTTCTACAGGAGCTATATCCTGTATAGGGTTAGGGATAGGGTTAGGAGCTTTCTGCTGGGCTACCCGCGCGGAACCCGCCGGGTTGCCCGCATCATTGTTTTCCAATGACTTAGGACGACCGCCTTGTTTTCCGTTCTCGCGCGCGACTTCAGCACGTTTGCTGACGACATCGCGCTCTTTGCTCAACCGCTTCTGCGCCCAGAAGCCATCTGCGAGGGTCCAGAACTCCATGACGGCCGGCTTGATTTTGAGCCACGTCCGGCGATCGACACGCGCCCAACGAGCCAGCTTGTCGTCATCATCAGGAAGCCGGCACTCAGGAGAGCGCCACGCCATCATGAGCAGCATCATGTACGCGCCGGTCTGTTGCGCGCTCAGATGGCCCGTGTCGGCAATAAAGGCGTCGGTGAAGAGGGGGAGGCTTGGAAAGCTGCTCATTGCTCGTCACCGCTAGCTTGAGCCCGAAGAGCCTCCAGTACCGCTTGCGCGGATTGGCCGGCGTTGAAGATCTCGGCAGCGCGGTCTTCGTCGTCGCTGGCAATGCCATTGGCATGCAGCACCATGCGGACCATCAGGCACAGGATAGAGAGAGCGTTCAGCGGCTCCATATCGAACCATTCGCCATAGGCGCGGCTCGGTCTCTGAGCTTGGTGGAAGCCGCTCTCCACGTGCCGCGCCATGTCACGCTGCGGAAACCGGAGCGAATGAACGAGCGAAATCGGGAACGGGCACGAAGTCTGGATCACACTCAGACGCGAGCCGAGATTGTTCGTGATCCCGACCTTAACCGGCGCGGTCAGCCGAACGCCGTCACGCCGAGCAATGAGGTAGACGTAATGCTCTTGACCATCGCTCATGGCTCGCTCCTGTCGATGCCGGAGCGCCAGCGCTGAAGCTCAGCACGAAGGCGCACGTTCTCATCTTCGAGTTCGAGGAAGCGGCGCTCGTCTTGATGCAGGAAGGCCCGCATGAACGCCGTGTAGGCTTCGCCCACGAGCCGGTGCAGCTCGTAGTCTTCGCTGTCCTGCGCTTGGCGCCGGAGATCCGTGTACGTGCGGAAGAGAGCCTGTCGGCTCTGCTCCTGCTTGTTCAGGATGTCGGAAATGGTGGTCGGGAGCTTGATCATGCCGCCACCATGCGGGCGGATGGTGAAGTGTTATCTAGCCGGGATCGCGCTTCCGCCTCGGCCTTGCAGTCTGCATCCGTGCACGCCCACACGCCTCGCTGCCCACGGAAAGCTCCGAAGCCGAAGCAGCCGCCGTTGACGAGACCGCAGACGTGGCAATGCTCTTGAACACCGGGCTCCGGTGCGGGCTGAGAACCAGCGCGAATCAAGAGAGGATCGATCCACTCGGGGTCGCCAACAAGCTTCGGGCGGGCGCTCATGCGTCCCTCGGCATGCTGATGGGGCCAGCCGCAGGGGCGACGACGACAACCGCCTCTGCGGTCTCGTCCTGCCACCACAGGCCGATGCGCTCGGCGTCGCGGTCGTTGCGGATCACGCCGTGAAGCTGGAGGAGGTCGCTTGCCGCCTTGATGCAGGCGTCGAGATCAAAGCTGCGCTCGCGCGGCAGTCCGAGATCCAGCGTGTAGCGGCCGGCGATGCGGCCGGGCCTTTGAGCCGTCAGTCGCCAGCCCGCCGCGTCGATCCAAGCCGTGTAAGTATCAGACCGCCGGATGCCACCGCCCTTGCGAGGCGCGTGCATGTCGTTGACGCTCACCGGCACCGGCAGGCGCAGGACGACGCGATCGGCGTCCTGGCGCTGGTTAAAGGCGGCGAGCGTCGTCGCAGCGCGGAGGCGAGCGGCGCTAGTCACTTCGCGCCCTGATCCACCAGCGGAGCCACCAGGGCAGCGGCTTCCTTGCCGTGCGATGAGCGACCCCCTGTCGGGCCATCCAGAGATCGATCCGCCTCGTAAGCCATCGCATCGTCGCCCTCTCCGAGCGCGCGGAAGCGCGCCCATTCCAATTCGGCTTGGGCCTCCAACCGGTCGCACTCGGCGCGGTAGGCGGCGTGAATGTTCAGGAAGGTGTCGGCGTCCAGCCGGATCGGCTGACGTCCGAGGAACTTGCGCACCCATGAGCCGGTGGCGCCAATGCGCCGGCCGACATCGCCGTATGCAGTCATCCGCGAGCCGCTGCGGCGCTCTGCGAGATCAACGAGAGCACCGACGCGAGGGAACGCGAGATCGGCAGCGGTCGTCATTGTTCGTTTCCGGGCAATTTTTGTCCGCACTTGAACAATCCTCCGTGTGAGCTTGCGAGCGTCACAGAGGGGTTCGGCAGATGCGGACAGAAAGGACGGATCGGAGAGGCGAAGGACTCAACGCGACAGAGGGCGGCCAGCCGGCGGCAACCGGTGAGGACGCGGGACACAAATGCGAAGGTGAAGGCGCCAAAGGTCCGGCAAGACCGATGGCGAAGGTGAGAGACGACACCGCCGGCAAGCGAGGTCGTCAGATGAATGCCCGGCTCGTGCGGATGCACGGCGGGCTGATGGTGAAAGGGCAATGAGGCGGGCGACATCACGCAGCCTCGCCCGAGCGATGCCAGACCGAGCCGCGAGACAGCGGGCCTACTGGCAGGCCGTCCGCCGCGAGCTGCGACAGGTGCAGGCCACCCTTGGCTTCGCAGCCCTGGCGGAGCCGCATCCGCGCTTCATGCAGATGCATCCGTATTGGGCGCATCTGGCAGGCGAGGATGAGTTTTGAGGGGGCAGTCATGCCTGACCCATCGGTGCCAAATCAAACCAGAGGGAGGCGAGAAAGACGCTCCCATTGGCTGCCAGCGACAGCCCGAGCGAGGCATCGTCGGTTGCGGCGAGCATGCCGGCTGCCATCAAGGCAGCGAGCGCGTTGAACACGGTCATGCATCGCCAAAACGTGGTCATGCCCGCACCTCGGCGAGGACGCGGTTGCAGGACGCGAACAGGCGCTCGTCACGAAGAGCGCGACGACGCAGCCCAGCGATGGGCTCCGAGATGTAGTGCCTCACCGTCGTCCACGACCGGCCTTCGTTGCGAGCTATCCCGCGAACGGAGACGCCCGCATCGGCCGCAGCCTGCCAGCGCCTGACGTCTTGGTTCGAGACCCACCGAACAGCCATCTCAGCGCCCCACCAGCAGGAGGGCGAAGCCGACGGCCAGAAGCGAACCGGGAATGGCGATGACGATGCCGCGCTCTTCACGCTCAAAGCTGCCGACCACAGCGGCACGCTGAGCAAACAGAGCGGCAAGGGATGCAAACCACAGCGATGCGAGATCCATCACCGGCTCCAATGCATCTGAGGGAAAAGATCGCCGCGCTTGGCTGCCGCTACTGCGAGCCCGCCACAGACGGCGAAGGTCGCCAGAACGAGAGCGAGGGCGAAGCTGCCGATGACGCAGCAGAGGCGGAGATCGCGCGGGCTCATGCCGCAACTCCGTTCGCCACAGACGCAGCGGGCTGTTCTGACAGAGTGATGGTGCGCCCACGGCCCGGCGAAAGGCTCAGATGACCACGACTGACGAGGCCATGGACGAGACGGTGGACGCCCGACTTGCTGAGCACGCCGATGCTGTCGCCGATCTCTTGGTAGCTCGGGGCGCAGCCGTGCTCGGCAAGGTAGCCGCTGATGTAATCAAGCACGCGCCGCTGTTGCGGAGTGATGCCGACTTTCGTCTCACACGCGACGGCGCCAGCATATTTCGGCCGAGCCTTCGTGCGCTCAAGGTTGCGCCTGAGCACGTAAGCCGGTCGGTTGTTGAACTTCAGATCGCCCCAAGTCGGGATGTGATCGACCCCAACGCCGCGCGACCGCTCAACGAACGCAGCGAACTCACCGCGCAGCACGAACCACTCGCCATGCTCGCGGTAGGAACGGAACCGCTCATGCAGAGCGTGCTCGTCAACCTGAGAGCCGGGCCAGCATGCGATCAGGCGCGTCAGAACAGGGCTGTGAAGGCGCGTCGCCTGGAAGCGGTCACGCACCTTCTGAGCGACGCCGATCTTCACGAGGCCGTTGGCCGCTTCGATCAGGTAGATGAATGTGGGGGTTGTGCTCATGCCGCCTCCGCAGGTGCTGGGATGAACGAGGCCGCACTGACCGGCTTGTCGTGCTTGATGGCGTACCCGAGGAGCTTGCTGACGTGCTTCTGAGGGATGAAGCCTCCCGTGCCGCCCTTCGAGCGGGGACGCATCCAGTTCGAGACGCGCGTCCGATGGACACCGACAATCTCGGCGACTTTGGATGGCCCTCCGAGGGCCCTGACTATCGAGGCAGCCGGTTCCATGCGCCGCTTGTAGCGCATATCGCTACGAGTTTGCAAGCGGGTGTAGCGAACTTAGTCACGGACGCGCGTCGCGATACGCGCTACGCCGAACCTATGTTACAGGAGTGGGTCACAGACGCGCTAAAGCACTCGAAGCTCTCGCAGGCAGAGCTTGCGAGGCGGCTAACTGCTCATTTGCACCGCGCTATTGATCGTGCCGCCGTCAACAAAATGACGCTCGGCAAGCGAGCTGTAGCGGGCGACGAAATGATTGCTATCGAGGAGATCACGGGCTTCCCGGCTCCTCTTGAGAATGCCGACGGCCTCGTAAAAGTCCCCATGCTGGATAGCCTCGTGAGCGCCAGCAATCTGTCGGCGCGCGAAGCTGTGAAGGCCGAGGACGTTGAGCGATACATCGCCGCGAGCGATCTTCCGCCTGGAGACTGGATTGCCCTATCCGTCGAGGGCGATAGCATGGATCTCGTATCCCCGCCTGGGTCGATCATCTTCGTCAATCGTGCTGATACTCGGCTGATCGACGGCGGCTTCTATGTGGTCGCGGCGGATGGCGACCATGGCACCACATACAAGCGCTATCGGTCCAGGCCGGAGCACTTTGCCCCCTACAGCACTAATCGGGATCACGGGCCGGTTCTTGTGGATGGCCCCTTTCGCGTAGTGGGCCGGGTTTATCGCACCATGCTCGACATCGGCCCGAGCGCCGGGCGTCGCGGAAAATAATTGTAGCGTTCTTCGCTACGCGGGATTGACGGGACGTAGCGCCTATCGCTACAACGGTTTCATCGCAGCGACGCGATGGAGCCGCCCCGATGACCCGCCGCCAGATCAGCAACCTCACCTTCCGGTCGGCGCTCCAGGCTGATCGCATCAGCGGCGACGCTCGCAAGGTCGCCATCGCGGCGTTCAACGCCAAGAAGCTCGCTGAGGCTCAGGCCCGCGATGCTGCCCGCGCCGCTCTGACGGCTGCCAAGTCCTCTCCCCTCTTCGTCTCTGGCTCGTTCGACCGTGCCGCTGTGATGAAGCTCGCCCACGCCAAGGCGAAGGGCCTCCGCGCTTCCAGCGACAAGCGTTCGTTCGCCGATCTCTTCCGCTTCGCTCTGCGGCTCGCATGGTCCGACGCCCGCGCTCAGCGCCGCTCGGCTGCGCACTGATCCCCTCCCCGCACGACACTCAGGAGACCGTCATGTCCTCCATCCTCGCCCGCCGTCTCCGCGCCTGCGCCCTCTGGAATGATGAGGCCGGCGCGAATGCTTGGAACGAGCAGCGCCACGACGATGCGGCTCGGCTTTGGGCGCAGGCGAAGCGGCTGCACGCGCAGGCTGACGCCGCCGAGATGGCCGACGCCGCCTGACCCTTCCCCGCCTACCGAACCGGAGTGCCTAGCCGTGCTTCAACCCGCGAACGATCACGAGCCGCTGAGCCACACTGAGAAGGCGAACGCCGTCTTCTTCCTCTCGCTGATCCCGGCCTGCGCCGTGGTCGTGATCGTCTGCCTCTTTCATCTCGGAGTTCTCTAATGGCTGGTCAGCATACCCCTGGCCCGTGGGCGTTTGAGGATCCGCTAGGACCGGAAATCTTGTCGATCGTCGTCGGCAAGGAGCCGTACGACTGGCGGCACGTCGCCCAGATCTCGGCGGATGGGGACGAGATCCCGAAGGCGCAGGCCAAACGCAATGCTCGTCTGATTGCTGCCGCCCCGGATCTGCTGGAGGCGCTGCGGGCTGTGGTCCGCGTCGCCGATCGGAAGACTGCGGAATTTGATTTGGCCCGAGCGGCCATCGCCAAAGCTCTCGGCGAGGAGGCTTGATCCATGGCCTCCGCCGACATCCTCCGCGCCGCGCGCGCTCGGATTGAAGATCCGAAGAATTGGACGACCCATACCACGGCTCGGAATGACCTGGGCGAGCCGTGCAACGCGATGGCGGATGAAGCTGTCTGCTGGTGCGGATACGGAGCCCTCGTCGCCGAGAGCAGATGCTTCAACTGCGATCAGCTTCTTAGAAAGGCGGCCTCGGACCTTTTCAACGGGGCATCCATCGGCAGCGTCAACGACAAGCGCGGTCATGAAGCCATGCTGGCCGTCTTCGACGCCGCCATTGCTGCCGCAGAGGCGGAGGCGGGACGATGACCGGCCTCGCTCTCAAGACATCCGCAGTCGCGTTCTACGACTTCCGCACCGTCGTCGGTGAAATGGCTGACGACGCGGTTCGCCGGATCAATCAGCGCCTCGTCTGCGGCGCCAGTTGGTCGAGAGACGGCGGCACTGCTGAGATCACGGTTTCCGAGGCGGACGCCCGGCAACTGCTCGACACCATCCCGGCTCGGCCTGAAACCCGCGAGGTTCTGGCCGAGATCGCCAAGAAGCTGGCATCGCCCAAGCCGACCGTTCGCTTCATCGTCCGCCAGCGCACCGCCCTGTCGTTCAACGTGGTGCGCGAGATGACCGGCCTCGATGTGGTGCCGGTCGAGGAAGAGGCCACGTTCGGCCCCTTCGAGGGCGAGGATGCTGCCAACGAGTTCGCGGACAACGCTGCGGCTCGGTTTGGCCAGCACTACCCGACCTTCAAAATCGAAGTCGTCCGGTATCCGAAACTCGGCCGCCGACCGGGCCAAGCCTACGCCGAGCATCCAGGCCGAGCCGCGAACGATGAGCAACGCCTGACGCCCGCCGACTGCCTTGAGCCCCGCCTGCCTGCTGTCGGGAGCTTCTGGTGATGATCGCCTTGGCTGTCATCCTCGGCGGTGTCGCTGGCGCCATCGCCATCATCGTCGCCGCTGAGTTCGCCGTCCTCGCTGACAACGACCGCGACGGCATCCCTCCCTCCTTCATCACCTACGGAGACGAGCCGTGAACACCCACGACGCCGGCCCCGTGTTCGACCGCTCCCTCCGAGCCGCGCATGACACGGAAGTTCTGCTCAGCACCTTTGTCGGAACGATCGTCTGCAGTGCGCAGCATACCACGCCGAGCGCAGATCGAGCCGAAGAGATGGCACACGTCGCCATGCTCCTTCGCGCTCATTCTGAAACGCTGAGCCGGTTTGCCAATCAGTTCTGGTCCGATCTCAGTGCGGAGGCCGCGTGATGGCTGCCTCCCCTGCCCTGGCCGTGATCGGCCACAACTCGCAGAACGCCGAGCCGACGCCGTTCGAGGTATCACGCGACCGCATCGAAGAAATCTACGGCGAGGCCAAGCACTGGCTGACCGGCGAGCCCATCACCTCGCAAGAGGAAGCCGATGCCGTGTCGAAGCTGCTCGACATGATCGGCGAAGAGATCAAGACCGCCGAGCAGCGCCGCCGCGACGAGAACAAGCCCTTTGATGAGGGCAAGGCCGAGGTCCAGGCCCGCTACGGCAAGCTGATCGGTGAGACGAAGAGCGTCACCGGCCGGGCCATCCTCGTTCGGGACGCCTGCCGCAAGGCTCTGACGCCTTGGCGCGAAAAGGTCGAGGCGGAGCGGCAAGCTGCGGCTGAGGCGGCTCGAAAGGCTGCTGCCGACGCGAAGAGCGATGCCGACTTCGCTTTCGACGTGACCCGCAGCGACGACATCGAGGGCCGTGAGCGCGCCGAGGAACTGGCTGCTCAGGCCAAGGCTGCCGAGGCTGCCGCGAAGAAGGCCAGCAAACAGACCGCCACTGGCCTCCGCGCCGTCACCCGAGCCGAGGTGACGGACTATCGCGCCTTCCTGCGGTGGATCGCGGAGAACCGGCCCGAAGCCCTCCGCGGCATGCTGGACACCTTCGCCCAGACGCTCTGTGCGCAGCGCGTGCGCGGCGTGTCCGGCCTTGCCTTTCATGACGAGCGAGTTGCCCGATGAGCCGCGATCAGGATGCAGGAGCCAAGCGCGCAGCCGACTTGGCGATCAAAAAGGTGCTCGAAGAGCACGGCGAGCAGGCCAACGCCTCTACCGTCTGGAGGGTGCAGGGGACTGCTGTAATCTCCCACAAGGCGCTTGAGCGCATCGCCGGTCGCGTCGGCATCCGGTTCGATCTGCCAACCATCCTGCGGGCCGAGCGTGACGAAGCTGTGATGCTGGTTGCCGGCACGCGCGGCGACCTGCGGGAGTGGTCCATCGGCGAATGCGTCGTGAACGTGAACTACCGCGTCTCCGGCCGCCAGGCGGCCTACGTCTACGCCATGGCCGAGAAGCGGGCGAAGGATCGGGTGATCCTGAAGCTCCTCGCTCTGCACGGCCTCGCCTACTCTGAGGAGGAGGCCGACGACTTCAAGGCGCGCGGCGAGGCGATCGACCAAGCCGATGAGCAGGCGGAAGAACGCCCAGAGCGCAGCGAGGCCGACCAGCGGGCCGAGTACATCGCGGCCTGCAAGCGCACGATCGCGGCGACCACCGAAGGCAAGCTGCTTCAGGTTTGGTGGATGTCGGCGGACGAGAAGGCCGCCCGTCGCGACTTCGGCCTGAGCCAAGCCGAGATTGATGCCCTCAGGGACGCCGTGACGGCCCGGCTTCAAGTCATCGGCCGCGGCTCGGATGGCGACGACAGCCGGAGGGCGGCGGCATGACCGACCTCTTCGACCACATCCCCACCCGCGACCCTGAGACGATCCCCTTCGTCCGTGGAAGCGAGACCTCGAAGCAGGCCGCCGAGAGCATCCGTCATATCCTCCCGCATCTGGAGCGGGTGGTGTTCGACGCGATCAAGTCGCGCGGCCAGCACGGGGCAACCTGCGAGGAGTGCGAGACGGCCACGGGCCTTCCGCATCAGACGGCCAGCGCCCGAATCCGGGGGCTCGCGATCAAGGGCGCCATCGCTCTGAGCGGCGCTAAGCGGCGCACGCGGTCGGGGCGGCATGCCGGAGTTTATACGGCCCGTTGGGAGCGCGCGGAATGAGCGCCCGTCACGTCCTCACGCTCGCCAATGAGACCGTTCGTGCCCGCGCTATCCGCTGGATACAGGGCCTGCCGGTCGGCACCAAAGTCGAGTTTAAGCCGCCGTCGCGCTCGCTCGATCAGAACGCCAAGCTCTGGGCCTGTCTGACGGACGTATCCCGTCAGGTCGAATGGTACGGCCAGCAACTCACGCCCGAAGAATGGAAGGACGTGTTCACCGCGTCTCTCCGCAAGGCGAAGGTCGTCCCCGGCTTGGATGCCGGCTCCTTCGTGGTGCTCGGTCTCCGCACGTCGAAGCTGACGAAAGCCGAGTTCTCGGACCTGATTGAACTCATAGCGTGCTTCGGCGCCGAGCGTGGCGTCGTCTTCTCTTCTGACCAGTTGGAGGACGCGGCATGAACTTCAAACATGGGGGACGCCGCACGTCGGAATACGGCATCTGGCTCGGCATCAAATCGCGGTGCCTGCTGAAGACGAATAAAGCGTACGGAAATTACGGCGGTCGAGGCATCTCCATCTGCGATCGGTGGATGGATTTCGCCAGCTTCCTAGAAGACATGGGACCGCGCCCGTCCAAGGGGCACTCGGTCGAGCGCCGGGACAACAACGGCGGATACAACCCCGCCAACTGCTTCTGGGCAACGCGGACAGAGCAGAACAGAAACAAGAAGGACAACGCTCTCCTTACCGTCGATGGCGAAACCCTCCCCGTCAGCGCATGGGCCGAGAGGTGCGGACTGAAGTACGGGACGCTGCACCAGCGCC